CCTGATTCACGACGTTTACGCAGAACACGTGCCCACACATTACGTTTATCAGCATCGCCATCAATCATTTCTTGCATAAACTTATCAGATACACAAACACCTAGTGACAAGTTTTGGATTGAGGAACCTTCTTCACGAGACTCAAGGAACTCCATAATATCAGGTGATTCAATGTCCAAGTACACTGCCATAGAACCACGGCGTACGTTACCTTGGCTAATAATGTCTACAGTTGTTTCAAACATATTAGCATAATGAACCGGCCCATCTGCTTTCCCACCTGTATTAATCGGTGTCCCGCGTGGACGGATCGCGCCTAGGTACGCAGACGTTCCCGCACCCATCTTGGTTTGCATACCAACTTCACCGACTTTACCTAGAATAGATTCAATTGAATCCTCGATAAAGACACCATTACAAGAAATAGGCAAACCTTTTTTAGTACCAAAGTTTGACCAAACAGGAGAAGATAAAGAATAAAAGCCTCGACTCATATAATGATAAAACTTATCGCCAAAACCTTCAATGTCTAAAATACGTTCAGCTGTTTTAGCGATTTCTCGGACTCGTTCCTCGACAGTCATGTTTCCGTCAATGTAGCCTCGAGATAAGAATAGGCGGGATTCTTCATTGGCCCACCACCAATTTTGAGTTGTGTCAATCATTCTCTTTCCTTAAAATAAATCGTCTGCTGTAATGCCTTTACCTTTAGCATATTCAACTGGCCGCTTCTGGAAGAAGTCAGTCATATTAGCACCAAGTAGTTCTTCATCAAACCAATATGTCTGATTAATATGGTGCTGGTCGTAATAAATTTTGCTGGAATCAAATCCAATTTGGTCGATCGAGTCTTTCATCCGTTTAGCAATAAAGCTCTTGAGAATGGAGCTTGAGAGGCCCTCAGATGAATACCCGTTCATTATCCAATCGATTACCTTAGATTCGGCTACCAAAGATTCTATACACTCTTCTTGGATACGTTCAACCAGTTCATCGTCAAACAATTCAGGATATTCTTCACGGAGAGTATTGATAAACTTAATACCAACCTGAGCATGAAGCATCTCTTCGTTACGAGTGTATTGTACCTGTTGTGCACAGTCTTTCAGTACCGCCTTGTTACGGTTAAAGTGCATGATGATATAGAACTGGCTAAACAACGATACATTTTCTACAAACAAAGTAAATAGGATGATTGAGTAGATGTATTGTTTCCTGTCATCACTATATGTTTTGTCTAGGTATTTACGAAGGTAGTTAACACGTCCTTTAATTACTTCTTCTTCTAAGTTCTTTTCAAATACGTGTGTGAGGTGTAGTACGTCAAGTAATTTTTCATATGCCAGGTTATGGATAACTTCTGAGTTAGCCATTGCAAATCCTAAGTCACGAATTGATGGGTGTGGCATACGGTCCCCGATGTTTGCCCAGAACGTTTTCACTGCTACTTCAATTTGACCAATAGCAGACAAAGCACGGACAATAACTTCCTGCTCTTCTTCTGTTAGGTCTGTTTTAAATTGAGAATAGTCTGAACGGAAGTTAAATTCATCTGGTGTCCAGAAGCCTTGCCATATGGCATCGATGAATTGTTTTGTCCAAGGGTATAGATCGGGCTTTCGTGAAATCTGTTCTTCGAAAAGCATTTTTCCTCCAAAATAGGCGTAAGAAAGCCTGACCATAGAAATCGTTTCTATGGCACTATGCTTGATTGTTGTTGATTAATTACAGTAAGATTATATATAAGAACGCGATTTTAGTAAACCATCTTTGTTACAAAATATGTAAAATATTTCAATAAAAAAACTACATATAGCTGGTTTACAAATCGGGAAAACCTGGTATAATAAATCTACTGATTTTCTGGAGTGGGTGGAGTAGGCTCTTCTGGAGTTAGTGCTTCTTCGTAATAAGCAATAATCGCTTGCTGATCTTTTACGTAACGACGTAATTCAGCGATGCCTATAGCTAGATTCTCATAACCTTTTGGAGTTATAACAAACATGACAGTGTTGCCAGTTTTAGAATCAATTTCTGCGATCTTTTCTTCAAGATTTTCTTCAGTAATCACAAACCAATCGACAGGCGGGAACTGAACAGCCTTAGGCCGTTCCTGAATAGGAATAGATTGTTCTTGGTACTCAGTCGTTACTACTACTTCCGGTTCCGGTGTCCTCCCCAGACACCCCATCAGTAGGAGTGGGCTCATTAGAAGGAGGGGTAGTTTCATCTTCGATACGACTGATGAGTTTGTTAACTGCGGCATTAACTCTATCCTCAAGTCCTTGTGCATTTGTCAGGGCCTCCATTGTCAAGTCAATCTTAGCGAACACGCCTCTTAACTTGTCTAGGTGTTCCTGTGATTGTTGCAATCTTTTAGTAAGATCTTTGTTTAATTGTTCATTCTTTTTTGCATCAGCCGCCATTTTTTCTACAGTGTTTTGTAGTGTTTCAGCTGCTGTTTTTAATTTAACATTATTTTCACGTAAGGTGTTCATTGTTTCTTGTGACCACATATAGTAAGAGTATCCAGCGTAACCTACGCCAGACATTAGTGATACCAAAAATAGAAACAAATATACCTTAGCCATTTTCTTCCATATGCTTTCTAAAGCGTTTTAGTAGAACCATTTGTTTTTTGCGTCTACGGTCAGTAACATTTTTTGGTTTAAACCGAGGACCCATTGCGGTATCCGCTGGACTAGGAATGGAAGCAGTACTAACAGCTGCAGCATCTTCATTAACACTGTTCTTTTCAGATTTTTCTGCAGCGCGTTTACGTTCTTCTTCAGTCATTGGACGTATATCTTTTTTCATAAGATTAACTCGTCTATTGTTACGTATACTTTTTGTCTGGTTCTTTTATGAGTTGCTTCATATATATCTATACCAAACACATTCCCCACTGGATAACAATTTTCATTTACAGTTACCCAATCTTTTTCTTTGACCATTTCATCCATAGATTTGTTTAACACCTTCTCTGCTCGGACACGATATGCCCCCGGTGTTAATCTCTGGTCTTCAAGTACAAACCACCGTGATCCTTCTGTCATTAAGTCAAGAGAATCAATGCCTACTTTATTTAAAACTTTTTCCAGTTTCTTATCAGACACATTATAGTTTTCTTTAATAAGATATAGCGCTGCGGCATATGTACCAATCTTTCCACCTGGGATTAGTTTTTTAATATTAAAAACAAGACGGTGGAAAGGAGTATAGTAGTCGTTATACTTTTCTCTATTTGCCATAAGATTCAAATCAAAAGATTTGACACGTTTCCCTTTGGCATCGATGATACCAGCTTTGTATGCTTCAGTATCCTCAAAATTAGTTGTAAGCAACCTGAGGAATCGGAAAGTATAAATTAAGTCTGCGGTACCTTTAATAATACCCATTAAATCTTCCTTAGTAAATCAACAATCGTTGGATCCATCACGATTCCTGTATATTCATCATTACGGATATATTTCAAAAATATTAAAAAAGGTTTTACAAGAGGCCAATGCTCATCGCTAAGTCTTAGCTCTAAGATTTTTAAACTGGCCTCAATACCAAATGCATTAAAGATGACTATCAAATGATTTAGTACTAATCTTTCATTAATCTGATCAGTTTCCAAATAACGATTCAATAATCTTTTTACGTACTTAAACCTTTTTAAATCTTCCTCGAACTCTTCAACATCAATATATTTCGGGTTATAATAGTTCTTAGCAGCAAAAAGATAAAAGTTCTCTTCAGTTAATTCAAAATCCATGATACACCTTAGATAGGACTATTCTATCCTATTTAGGCAATATCTCACGTAGCTCTTCAATCAACGTTGCTTTATTTTTACGACGGTCTAACTCTACACCATGATCTCTACCAAGTTGTTCAAGCTGTGCTTTTGTCATGCTTTCCAGCTCGTCAATCGTACCATCTTCGTTCCAATCTGTTGGAACTTCTTCTGGTTCAGGTGATGGTGCAGGCTGTGGAGCTACACCATTCCATTCATCAATATCCGCTTGAGAGATTCTTTGACTTTTCAGAAGCTCACCGGTCTTTGGGTTAACCCATCCGCGTAATGTAGGTTTGGCCCCTTTAGGTCCTCTTAATGGCATAGTTTATCCTTTCGTTGTATCTGCAGGCTTTTCCATTTTGTCTGACTGTGGATTATCGCCAGGACGTGCTTTCTTTGATGGAGCAGCATTAGTTGCTTTTGCAATATCTCCACCAGAAGCTTCTGGATTATCGACAGTGTCAGTTTTGTGTTTAGCACGGAACTCTTTTTCTTTACCAGATGCTTTTGAATCAATTTCTTCTGGAGCAGTCGCACCTTTTGTATGCGCATCTTTTTCCATTAATCTTTTATAAATTGGCCAATTTGCCATTTCTTCAACTCCTTCTGTAGCTGCAACACGAGCTTTACCGGTTAGTTTACGGACAGCATCTGATGCGCCCATACGACGTTTCACAAAAGTATTAATACCTCTTTTACGGATGTCTTTATCTTGGCTAGCTGTATCCATACCAGCATCAGAAGTTGATACCATTGCTTTCTTAAGATAACGACCAACTTTGTCTTTTGAGATCTCGTCGACTTGCTCTACTGATTCATTCTTTTTCTTCTTAATCGCGGCGGCCATAGCACTCGGTGCGTGATCAGCTGCTTTACCCATAGCTTTATGAAAACCAGACATTGCGTTTCGTTCAGCTTCTGCACGCTTTTCAGCATCGGACTTACCAAATACCTTTCTGCGAACATCACGTACTTTATCCATGACGCCTTCGTTCTGCTCTACTGATTCATCAGTCAATTTTTTGCCATTATGATAAAGGTTGTTATCAAAACCAAGTTTTTTGTTAGCTAATTTTCGACCTTTTGCGCGATTTTTTATTTTGCGCATAGCTTTTTGTGTATCACTCCAACTTGGTTTTTTTCCATCACGATTAAGAACAGCGTCATAATGTTTAACTGTTCTCTTACTTTCATCATCCATCGATTTCTTTTTATAGCGATTAAGAGTTTCTGGCGACAATTCATCAAGTTTGGCTTCAGCAGCCATGTCTTGAGAAACTTCGGAGTTTGCATCCTTTTTCTCTTTCTTATCCTTCTTAGGATTCATGACTACTTCGTCTTCGTTGGTTTTCTTTTTATTACGCATATGCGCAAAATCTTTAGCATCGATGTCGCCATCTTTGTCCATGTCCAGTTTTTTCTGGCCACCTTTTAGTTTTTCTTGGACCTGTTGCCAAGCCCTCGCGATGTTTTTAATATCTTCTGTTTTCATTTTACTTTCCTTACATCCATAATTGGGCTGCGATAGATCCAGATGCTGCTACAATAGCGATCCAGAATAACTTATTAATAGTTTGTACAACACGGTGGTTGTCTTCTACTTTCTTCTCAATTTCATCAAGCTTTTGAGAAAAACGATTCATTCTCTCATAAGCACGATCATGATCTTCCTTTAAACCCGCCAACTTTTCTTCTGCACGCGCCATTGAGATCATCGCGTCAGCAAGTTGATCGAGTTTATTCTCAATACGGTCAAGGCGTGTATTTGTTGTCTCGGCCATTTCTATTCCTATTTATTAATTATCTACTTTGGATCCACCACGCCACTGATAACATGACCAGTACCGAGCTTTCCATTTCGGTCCAGGGTTGTCACAGTTATGTCGTGCACGGAAGGAAGCACGACGTTTTGGATCGTCCCGTTTGATTTCCATGTTTGGATCGCCAAAGCGAACAACAACCACTTTGCCATTAGGGCCCATAGTATAAACTTTAAATTTCTTATTAGGGTTTTCGGAAGTTCTAATCGGATCATTTAGCGTAACTTTCTTACCTTTGTACTCCGCTTCGGTAAGCTCTAAATCTTCATAGATGTTACACTCTTCACAGACTTCATCGATTTTATCTTCTCTAAATTTACTAAACTTATCCACCGAATTCGTGCCCCGCTACTCTTCTCATCTGTTTATTAAATTCAGATTGTGATGGTTTTTCTTTATATAATTTAATAGAAATCTCAGGACGCTCTTTCCCTTTAATCCGCCAGTTATGACCTTTTGCTTTATGCTCAGGTTTAGTAGTTTTTACAACTCTACGTTTATAACCAGCTTCCCATGATTCTGATTTTTTCTCTGCTACAAATTGCTTGAACTTAATCATTGCCGTTATCCATCATATAACGGTGGGCAGAATTAAGATAATC